CCTTCCGCCACACCTTGCTCATTCATGTTACCCAACATCTGTTCAACATGACGAATCCAGCCACTTACATCGCTACTGCCAATTTCGTCTACATCGCCAACAAAGTCGGCAACTTCATCCACAGCCGCACCAACTTTTTCTGGACCGTATTTGCTTAAAAGGTCTGTGCGCTGTAATAAAATTCTGCGTGTGATGGCACTTGCAACTGGGCTATCACCAAAGTCCTCGTCTAAGTTATCACGGAATTCGCCAGCATCGTACATGCGGGCTTCTTCTTCATCGCTACCAGCATATTCGTTAAAACTTACATCGCTTACATGGAAACTGCGTTTACCGTGATTGTAAAGATCCACGATAACAAAACTGTGATCTTGGTTAAATGCAGCAACATCGCCAGTGGCTCCCTTGAACTGTACATCACCAGTAATCTCTACTGGATCACCAATGTTAATATCGGTCCCATGCCCCTCAGTAATACTTTCACCTAGACCGTATTGGTGTTGGGCATATTCCATGGCGTCGTCTTCATCGTAGAATGGGCCTTTGACGTCTGCATGACGACCGTAGTCATTACGAATGTAAGACATAATTTCGTCTGCGCTTAGGTAACTCATGTAACTCTTGCCGCCCCAGCTATAGGGAGCGTTACCGGCAACATTAGACTCTCTCCACTTACCACCGTCTTTGGTCACCATACCAACAAAGCCGCCGTCTTCTTCGCTGCCGATACAAACAAAGAAGCCATTTGCCGAGTCTTCGTCGTAGTCGTCTTCGTCATCATAGTCTGCTTCGTCTAACTCTGTTTTGTCTTTTTTCTTTACTGCGTCTTTGGCTTGTACGTCCTTGAAGTCTTGATACTTTTTGCTTAGTGTATCTTCTAAAGTAGTATCTTCGCCAACTAAACGATCTTTAAAAGGATGGTCTTTGCCACCAGTTTTAGCAACATCAGTACCACGTACTTGATCGCCCGGCTTTTGTGCTGGTTCGCCTGCAAACTTAGGGGACGAGCCCTCTAGCAGTTTTACTAATTTAATCATATCCTGGTTGTTGCTCATTTCATTGTCCTTTTGACGATCTTCTTTTTCTTAAATAAATTCTGTGCAGGCGCTGTGGCAATAACAGAACTAGTAGTGGCTCCTGCACTAGCACCGCCGTCGTCTTCTCCTAAGCCCATTGGAGAATTACCGGACATTAGTTCGTATTCTAAGTATTCTTTAACGGTACGACAGTAGTCGTTAGCAATGGAGATTTTCTCCGAGACCCATCCGTCTAGGCCTTTGCTTTCGCTTATTTGCTGTAGCAGTTTATGCAGCGCAATTGCATTATTAGCAATGTGATAGCACTCTTCGCGGGCCATTTGTACTTCGTGATCTTGATGCATATTGTGTGCATCGAGTACGATATTGGCGCTTTCTTTAATAAAGTCTGTGGTTTTCATGCATGATCCAAGTATAATGTATTTATACTGGATCAGCTCACTAGTTTGTTCTGCATGATTTGGAGTACTGTTGGGTCGTATACCCCAAACAAGTCTTCGATAATGGACTGCTGTGTTTGGAAATCCGCGTTAGCAAATTGCTTACGAACTTCGGTTGCACTTTGCATGGGTTTCCCAAGTACTTTAAATGGGACCGTGGGAACCGTCAAAATGTACGCATGGCGGTCTAGTGTTAGCATTTGCCTAGCATTTGGGGGAATAGGCTGGAAGTAAGCAGGGCTACCGTCCTTTTTAGTCCAACTAGAAAACCGAGCATCTTCGTCCATGTCTTTTTGACTAACTGCAAAGATTAATTTAGTGCTGTTTGCCGGATACTTACTGACCAATTCGGGGGCCTTATAAGGCTGTGTGGTCTCGACGATGCAATCTGGACTAACATCGGCTAACGCCATAAACTGCATTTTGTCTGCAAAGCTAAATGGACTCTTTGGTAGTTCCGTTTTATTGGAAGTAGCAATAAAAACACGATCGTGTCCGTACTTTTTCACTAACTTACTGTAAACGGATTTGTGCCCTTTATGAAAGGGCTGAAAACGTCCCGGATAAACTACCAGGACGTCTTGTGCAGTATTAGAAGATCTAGATGAGCGCATATGATACAGACTAGCTGTATTATATTATACACTCTGATCGGGAACAAGTGTTGCTTTACTGAAGTCTGGCATTTGGCTCAAATCGCCCAAATATTCGTAATGTCCAACGTGGTTCAATAGTGCTTTACTATGGGCCCAAATTTCTCCGCCCAATTCTTGCCAACGCCTACAAAATAGCCAATCCTCGCTGAGATAGTGCCCTTTAGCATCAATTGCGCAATCAAAGATGGCATACATCATTGGCTCATATTGCTTACCTAATCCTACATCATCAACGTACTTGGTTTCGGGATGTGCTGCCATTAACTTTTCGTAGACTCCGCGCTTAAACAGTAAAAAGCCAGTGCCCATAGTGTCTACTGTAAAGATATCGCCTTGTATTTTAGTTTGCGGCAACAAGTTAATAACATAGTTGCTAGGAATACTCTTCTTAGGATAAAGTCCGCCAATGACTTCTTTCTCGTAAGCAATCATTTGAAAAATGCTTTCGGGTTGGAACCTAATATCGGCATCAATGAACATAAAGTGTGTGGCTTTTTCATTGGTCATCATTTTAGCCATTAAGTTGTTCCTGCCTCGAGTGATTAAAGATTCGTTAACCATAGTATCGAGGCTCCAGTTTAACCCTAACTTTGATGCCATGAGTACAAATCTCAACAAACTAGTCATTGTAGGTTCGCTTACCATGCCACCATAGCAAGGAATGCCCAAATGTACATGAACTTTGGTAAAGTCGTATGGTACCCCTTGAGGTTGGGCAGTGGCAACTGTTTGTGAAGTTTGCTGCTGTTTCATCAGCTCTTGAATTTTTTGTACTACATTAGTGGCAGATTCGCCTTGTAGATTTGGGACTACATTTGCCCCAGTGTCGGTTGAACTCATTTGTGTCTTTCTTGATTACGCTTTACTAATTTCGACAACTACATCGTTGCCTAATAATTCTTGTGCTACATCCTCTAGCGCCGATAATGCAGTCAAACTAACAATGTCGCTATCGGTTACTGTGCCATTGGGGTCTGTCTTGTGTAATTTGCTTACAGTAATAACAATTACTTCTTCTTGAATACGTGCCATTGTGGCCTCCTTATTGTTATTCTATTTAATCAGGATACCACTACCTTGTGAATATTTGTCACAAAATTTGGTTCTATGATATTCAGCATATTTGCAATATCGGGATCATTTGTATAAAACCAAATTCCGTAAATATAAGGGTATGGGTTAACCATTAACGATTGCGCTACTGTGTCACTAATTTTAACTTGGTCCCCTAAGTTTATCAAATATGCTGCAATACTGCTTTTATTGTTGCACACACCTTCTTTGCACATAACTTTAAACTTGTATCCGGGATCCTTTTTCAATATAATTGATCCGGTGGATATTGCTACTCGATCGGCATCATTTTTAGGACGTGTCACTTGTCGGATGGTATGACTCCAGTCCTTCAGAATTGTGGCTATATCTACAATAGTTGATTCTTCTTCACTGTAAATTATTACTGCTGGTTCCTCAACTCTAAATTTGATTTTTGTAGGATACGTATTCTTGATGCTACGAAACGCTTCAAGTTGGCCTATATCAACTTGATCTAGCTGCTCCCTATTATAGCGCCAACTACCTCCGTAGTTACTCATCCTACTGTATCTTTTTCTAAAATCGATTACTTCCCGTATATCAGTAGAACTTGTATTTGCAATTACCCGACCACCAGGGCAAAAGTATTTTATACTACAATAGTATTGATTAAAATACTGTTTCCTGGTGTCGGATACTACAATCTTAGAGTTCAGTTTTTTCCATTCGAATGAAGCCATTGATGTCTACTGTTGGTAAGTCGTTTACTGAATACGCAATTGTGTCAAAAACAATTTCGTTGTCTTTGTAGTCAACACTGATTACAGATCCATTTGCTAGTCCCTCGAACAAAATTTTCTTACTCACAGGAACTTTAATTTTATCATTGATGGTTTTAGCCAGGGGCCTTGCACCCATCTTAGCATCAAATCCTTTTTCGATTAGATGATCGACCGCAGACTCTGTTAGACGAACTTTAATTTGTTTTTCGGAAAGCAAGTCATTCATTTCGCCAACAAACTTAGCAACAATCTTTTTCATGCTCAATGTGTCAAGCTTGTTAAACTTGCAAATAGCATCAAGACGATTTCGGAACTCGGGCTTAAAGAAGTCTTTAACTGCTTTAGTGTCTTCTTCTGTCTTTTGCAAGTCTCGACCAAAGCCAATGTTATTACGCTCGTTGTCAGCTGAACCCAAGTTACTAGTTAGCAACAAGATTACATTACGACAGTCGGCTTTCTTGCCATTGCTACCAGTAATGAATCCCTCGTCCATGAGTTGTAACAAAACATTGGATACATCTGGGTGTGCCTTTTCAATCTCATCAAACAAGATAATGCTGTTTGGACTCTTTTCGATTGAACTAATTAGCAGCCCGCCAGCAAGATTGCTGTCGTCATACCCGACGTAGCCAGGGGGTGCACCGATTAGTTTGGCAAGACTGTGCTTTTCTTGATATTCGGACATGTCAAATCGCAGCAACTTCATGCCAAGGTACTCACTCAACAACTTTGCAAGCTCAGTCTTACCGGTTCCGGTTGGACCCAAGAACAGAAAGTTCCCAATTGGCTTGTTAAGGGGTTTCAAGCCAGCTTTGCTAACATAAATCTTTTCCAATACAGTGTCGACAGTTGAGTCTTGTCCGTACAGACGTTGTTTAATATTAGTGTCAAGATCCAGCAGATTGTTAGTAGCATCGCCGCCAATTTGTTCTGCAGGAATTTTAGTAAACTTGGCTAAGATATCAATAATGTCACTGCGCCCAACTGCAAAATCGGCACCAGCAATCTTCAGTTTAGCACAGGCAGTGTCGATCAAGTCAATTGCTTTATCCGGAAGCTTCTTATCGGCTTGATATCGTACGCTAAGATCAACAGCCGCAGCAATAGCATCGTCAGTAATAGTACCACTGTGGAATTCCTCAAAGTAAGGCTTCAGTCCCGTTAGGATCTGTTTGGCTACTTCCGGAGTAGGTTCTTCAACAGTCAATCGATAGAATCGACGCATGAGTGCGCGATCCTTTTCAAAACTCTGTGTGTACTCTTCCCATGTGGTACTAGCAATAACTTTGATCTGTCCTTTATTCAATGCTGGCTTGATCATATTCGAAAAGTCAACGCTACTTTGACTGCCACCGCCTGCGCCGCGCATTTGGTGCGCTTCGTCAATGAACAAAATGCACTTGCCTTTGACACTCAGTGATTTAATAACTTCCTTGAGCTTTTCTTCAAACTCTCCGCGATACTTAGAACCGGCCAATAAGCTACCAATGTCTAAGTTGTAAACAGTATAGTCTTTTAGGTATTCTGGAACTTCGCCATTGATGATTTTAAGTGCAAGTCCTTCGGCAATGGCTGTTTTACCAACACCGGGATCGCCCACTAGCAACACGTTGCTCTTATTGCGCTTGGCTAGTACTTGAGAAATTTCTTCAATTTCTGTTTCTCGTCCAATAACGGGATCAATTTTATTGGACTTGGCTTTGTTACTCAAATTTTCGCAGTACTCGTTGAGCACTTCGTCTGCTTTGATACTAACTGCGGCTGCACGACCGGGTACTTCACTGTAATTTTTATTGTAGAAATTCAGGAAGCTTTGTCGTTCCATGCCATACTTCAAAATAAAGTATGCAGCATGGCTATTACTCTCGGCAGTGATACTAAGGAAAACATCAACTAGCTGGATGTGATCACGGCCGCTAAACAACACTTGTGTCAGCGCTCGGTTAAACACACGCTCTAGAGCATGAGTTTTTTTAGGACCATCACTGCCGGATGTAGCATGTCTCGCGTTCAAGTAAGTTTGCTTGGCTAAGTATGCATCTACGTCTGCATCCAATCCAGCGACATCCACTCCGTATTTGGAAGTTAGTTCTCTAAATGGTTGGAATCTAATTAGACTCAAGAGCAAATGTTCTAGCGTTACGTACTCATGGTGAAGTACTTTAGCCAAGTCTGTGGCTTGGTTAATTACTAGTTCAATTTCGGGATTGGTATTAATCATTTACAGTTCCTGTATTTTCCTTGAGTTCTTGGGAAATTTTTTCTAGTGTTGACAATTGCTCGGCAGTTAAGTTGCTGGGAACAATTAAATCAATATGCAGTATTAGGCTACCTCTAACTGGGTGCTCAACCGACCACAACCCTTGCTGGGCAATACGAAATCTAGAACCGTTTTGTGTTCCAACTGGTACATTCCAACTAAATTGCTTACCATCGAGACTGTCAATAGTTAGTGATGTTCCTGTAATAGCATCTAGACAGTTTAACTTAATCACCCTCACTAAGTCAAGTCCTTCTATATTAAAATCTGGATGCCTTAGTACTCTAAAGCTGATATACAAATCTCCAGGGGGTAAGTCGGAATAGCTTCGATCACCGTGCCCAGCATACTTCATTTGCATGTTGCTGCTAACGCCCCGTGGAACTTCTACTGTTACTGTTTCCTTATGGCCGTTTAAATGTTGGACACTGATGTGTTTTGTTTGTGGGGTTAATGTGCTGGCTAAATCTAAATCCACAACTACTTTTAGATCTCTGTTGCGCCGCTGTTGTCGAAATCCCCCAAACGGATCTCCGCCTTGTTGGAAATTTCTAAAAATGTTATGAATATCAAATGGATCGCCTTGCGGCTGGCCAAAGTTAAAATCAAAGTGGAATCCGCCCGGATTGCCTCCCCGGCGCTGCATGTTCCATTCGGCTCTTTTTTGAGGATCTGACAGAACTGCGTATGCTTCTTGTATTTCTTGAAACTTGGCTTGATCACCACCCCTGTCGGGATGGTGCTTCATGGCTAAACTGCGGAAGGCTTTTTTGATATCATCGTCTGATGCGCCTTCCTCGATACCTAGTATTTTAAAATAATCTTTCATTGTACCTCATATATGCTCTAATATTATAATTTATATTTCGAGTGAGGTCAACGAATATATTACTTTTTCTGACCGGGAACCTCTCGACCTTCTAGCTTCTTGTGAATTTTTACTTCTTTACAAACTTGTTTGGTCTTGTTGGTTTTTGCATCTTTTTGTTCTACGCAAACTTTTTTAGTTTCTGCTGCCATTGCTGGAGCATTCCATGCAAAGAACATTACGCTTGCTGCAATGCAGCTGGTCCAAAATAAATTTTTCATATCGTTTCCTTATAGTAGTGGTTGAGGCATTTCGGGAGGAGCCTTCTTGCCTCCAAACCCTACCCCAACTGCCGGAGCAAAGTCGTTTCCTGGTGCAACGTTTCTAAGTGGCCCAAACGCATTAGGTGTACCAAAGCCGCTTCCGCTGGCCAAAGGTTGTGCGCCAAAGCTATTTGTAACTGGTGCTGGATTAAATGTGGCCGGCTGCATTGGTTGTGCAAAACCGGGTGCAGGTGTAGTTGTTAAATTAGTAACTGGTAGGCCAGCTGGGGCAGGAGTAGCTGACGCTCCTGCAATTTTTTCCTGTGTTCGGCCAAACGCACTAACGCCTAATACAGCGCCCATGGCCACGTGGAATAACCCGCCGCCTTGCAGTGTAATAGGAACCCATTGGCGGAATGCATCATTGGCCGCTTGTGTTTCCCAGAATTGTACAATAGTGAACATAATTGGGAAAACTGCAAAGTCCATTAGACAGCAAACCATATACATTATTGCCATCATAGGACGCCACTTTTTTGTCATCCAATCATCATCTTTCTTTTTTGCTGTATTTTCTTCTTGTTTTTTTGATTTGTTTATCATGCTAGCTCCTTTTTGATTTTAATTTATAACGGTAACCATAGCCAGAGGCCTTGGCTTAATAGTAAAGTTCCAATTGTTCCAACTGCTATACTGCCCCAGAACAACGGCATACTAACTGCTAGAATACTAGCTGATAGTAATACAATAGCCAATTGGAATGCGGTGCCGGCAAAAGTTAACCAAGGTGTGTGTTTCTTAGCTTCATCCCTTGCAGCTTCTAATCCACGAGCTTTGGCCATTAATTCCTTCTTGCCCTCGCCTTTTTCGGGATCAGATTCATAACGATCAATCTTGGCTTGTAGATCTTGTTTGCGTTTTAGATCTTTTGTTTCTTCTAATTGACCTTCGGCAATACTTTGCTTAATACTTTTAGCCTGATAGAAGTTCCAAGTATCGTTTGCTTTTATTGTGTTCTGCAATATAGATGAACTAAACCCGCTACCAATATAGGTATTAACGGCAAGCAAAGCAGCCAATACAGTGATAACCCAGCCAGCTTTGTCTTTGATCTGTGCTTCTCTTTCGCTTCTACTAAGAGGCTTTTTTTCTTCGGTCATATTATACTCCTAATACATGCAATGCATGGTTGTAATGTTTAATTCTATCTTCTAAGCCAATAGTGCCACCGTTGATGCGCTTAGTCAACATTAAAATGTCTCCGCGATCTGCAAACTGATTTAACTTGTTGGTTTCCCAGAACCAGCATGCTGACTGAGCTGCACCCTCAAATGTCCTGAGGTATTCTGTAGCTTCTTCGGGTGTGATTTCGAGACTGGCTGCAAACCAGCTGTAATTGTCTTTCCCTGTTAACTGAATGAGTCCACGCCCACAATATCTATAACCGTCGCCGCTGGCTTCGTCACCGTTGCCCATGCGATTGGCGTAAATTCGATTGGCAATTGCTGCCTGCTTGTCGGGTTGCGCACAATATTGTTCAGCCAAAGCATCTGTTGGGAAATACTTAGGGAAGAGTTTACGTAAACTTGCCGGCCGGTAGTTTAAGTTTTCTTTTAAAACCATAAATCCGCCACTTTCGTGGGCACACTGAGCAACAAATGCTGCAATGCGTTCGGGTGTATTAATTTCGTAGTCCGGCAACAACTGCGATAACGCCTCGTGCCAATGTTCTACGTATGGGTTTTTGGGTAACAATTGTTTTAGTTGTTCTAATGTTAGCTCCATCTTGATTATGCTCCTTTATTTTATGCTGTCAAAATTCTTTCGCTGTTTGTTGTACCACTCAATCCAATCAGATGCTTTGCTACGGCACAGATGGTATTGTTCATAATTATCAGCTACCACATCCATGATATCTGTAAGTTTTTCTGTATTATCTTTTATTAGTCTAAGTTCAGGACACGCCACCATCATTTCAGGACTAGTGGGTGCAGGAAACTTTGATGCTACCGGGACACTAGTGGCTAAACATCCGGATAGCAGGGTCACTGGGATCAGTGTCAATAGGCGCATCATTTCTTGGGCCCTTTTGCTGAATCGTTTAGAATAGTCACAGCATCCGGTGCCACACGGCAATCGGCATTAATTACTCGATCTTTTTCAACGATACGCTCCTTAACAGTAACTGCGTACTCTTTGATAACTTTGTTTTTCTTTTTGCGTTCGGCATCAAGTTCGTCATTAATTTGCTTGGCTTGTGCTTCGGCTTTTGCAACTTTGGATTCGGCTTCTTCAACACGCCCTCTCCAGAGCATTTCGGTGCTATACCCGCCTTTAAAATAAACTCCGGCTAACAGAATAGTAATGCTTACAAGCTGTGCAATTCTGTAATATGCTGCTAATGCCGGGAAGAATCTCAGCACTTGGTTGAGAATAACAAAAGAAACGAATGTGCTTAGTACACCTATTAATAGGATGGCATTAACAATAAATTCTAAAAATGCGTCCGGTAACAGATGTAAGATAAACATTACAAGATCCCTGCTGCGATCCTTAGACTTTCTGTATACTTGTTATCTGGTGCTTTTGTGTCAATCTTAACACCAGCTTGAGCTTTTAGTTTGTCTAGAATTTCTGTATCTTTGCTAACACGGCGAGCGTAGTCGCTGGGACTTGCGGGTATCATAGACTTTAGACTGTCAATACTTAACTCGTGGTCCTTTGAATCCTTGTAATATCTCACACGCCAACTGTCAATTTGGTTGTCTGTCAAATGCACCATATCCTGCAATATTTCCATGATCTGACTGGGCACCGCAGGAGTACGTTCAAATTCAACGAATACGATATAGTCCCCATCTTCCATTTCGCCAGCACTAGTGTCAGCGTCTAAGATCCAATCGTAGCCCTTTTCAATAAAGTTAACAAGATCAATGGCTGGATCTTTTCCGCCAACTTTGAAGCTGAGCACGACCATTTCTTCATCGTTGCCCATTTTGCTCTTGTACTCGTCAATGTGCATTTCTGTATGCACTAAACGAGCCAAGTCTCCCTGCTCTAGCCCCTCAGTTAACTTACGCGACTGGAGGGACTGCGCCCGGTGCGGGCGCGGCGCCCGGTGGCTGTGCTGCTGGTGGTTGTCCATTTTGACCTTCTTCTGTTTTGTATACATCGTCGTCCATACCTGTTTCGTATGCTTGCTCAATGTCTTCGATATCTAATTTCTCATTTTCTAACTCCACACTGCCTTGGTGGATTTCTTTCATGAGTTTTTTAGGAATAGTAATTTCTACTAACCAGATTGGAGTTGATGCCATTTTAGGCATCTTAGTACCCGGTTCAAAATCGTCGGGACTCTTGACTTTAACTGGAAACTCTAGTCTATCTTTTTTGTATCGTACACGGCATCCGTAGTCTAGTAGCTTTTCTCCGCCGCGTGGATCGGGCATTAAACGATATGGCCACATAAATGTGCAAGTCACAAAGTACTTTTCGTATACTGGGCCCTCGACTAATTCACCCTTTTTCCAGTTCTCAAAAACGTAAACATCTAGTTCGTCAATGACACGCTCAAAATCCATGAGACTGGTTAGCGCACTATCTGTCATATAGATAGCTTTAGTGTTTTCTAGTACGTCTTTAATAGTTGCCATTGTAGTGATCCGAAATGCTTTATGTTATTTATGGCACAAAAAGCAAAAGGGTACTACAATATTCTTCAACGACCAGCACAGCTTAATACTTATGCCGTTTAAAAAAAACTAATGTGCTAGTTGATTTTTTGGATTCGGTATTTTAAATACTTTGTGGAAGGACTTAATGTAATCCGATATTAAGTTTGTACACATCACCCAGGAGACACATTTGTCAAAACGCAGAAACCGAGCATACGCTCAACAGCCCGAAGTTAGTGAAGATACCAACACTATTCGTTTCAATTCTTTTAGTAATAACTACAAAAAAGCAGTAAAACTGATACCCAAAAGTCTAAAACAAGAGGAATACATAGATCTACTTACAGATCCAAATCGCACCATCGTTTTTGCTACGGGTCCTGCAGGGACTGGTAAAACTATGCTGGCCGTTATGGCTGCAATCAAAGCTTATAAAGCAGGAGAAGTAAACAAAATTGTAATTACAAGGCCGGCCGTTGGGGTCGATGACGAAAAACACGGGTTCTTGCCCGGTGATTTAAACGCTAAAATGGAGCCGTGGACACGTCCTATCATGGATGTTATGATGGAATATTACAGTCCCAAAGACATTGCCAGAATGCTAGACGAACAAACTATTGAGATATCTCCACTAGCATATATGCGAGGAAGAACATTTAAGAAGGCCTGGATTATTGCAGACGAAATGCAAAATGCAACACCGGGACAAATGAAGATGTTGCTTACACGTTTAGGTGATGGTTCCAGAATGGTAGTTACCGGAGACACACGCCAAGCAGATCGAAAGGAAAACGATAACGGATTACTCGATTTCCAGCGTTTAGTGGACAACTACACGCACGATTGTCAATACATTGCTGGAGTCGAATTTGGGGGCAAGGACATCCATCGACATCCTGCTGTAATTGAAGTTCTAAGATTATATGGAGAAATTTAACTTACGATGATTGAATAAATTTCTTTCCAATTCTTAACCTTGGGGATATTCTCGCGGTAGGCATACATGTTATGTCCGTGCTCTACGAGGATAGCCCTAAGTCCAAGATTTTGCCCGCACACAGCATTTTCTAATTTATCCTCGATCCAAAAACACCCAGTATCCTTGTAAGGCGCTAATGCATCATCTTTGTCGGCGCCAGTGTCGAGGCAGATGACTTTTTCAAACACAGTCTCCCCAAACAATTTCCGCAGATTCATTTCACGAAGTTTACCTGCATTAGCATCCAGGCTCAGACTAGTGATACAATGAAACACATATTCGTGTTCTTCGTGCAAACGCTTAACGTAGTACATGGCATCACGCAAGGGTGGTAAAAAGCCAATTGCGGCGCTTTCATTAAAGATTTTGATCAGTTTCTTAGCCTGATCAGTCTCAATTCCGTACCGTTTTCCGATGCTGTAATCAAACTCGGTGCCGGGCACTTTCTTGAATCCATGCTGATCCATCCAGATGTCAAATGCATATTCCCAGTTTAACAACACACCGTCCGCATCCACTAAAATTACACGGTCTTTCATTTATGTTCCTTAGTTAATTCACATACCAATTGAAAATGCTCGTATGCCTGCCGTACAGATTCGTTTTGCATAAGCTTGAAGGCTTCTTCTTGTAGAGCGCGAACGCCTGCTTCGGCAATTTCCCTTGCACTAGGTATTTCTACATAGTATTTCTCGTTGCCAAATGCCTTGCTTAAATTATCCCACGCCTCCTTTTGCTGCTCGGTAATGGGTTTGTTGTGTGGTCGCATTTCGCTAGCCTTAACTACTGCTGCACTGATCACATCTTCGGCAATACGCCCCGCAGCAATTAGTGCAGCATAGTTAGGATCTATGCTGTATCGTCGACTTTGTCCGCCCGGATAGCACATTACAATATGTGTCCCTTTGGGAAAGGCATCCATAAGCACCTGATCGTACTCGTATACTGGCTTATACCTGCGGCCCACTTTTTCGTAGAAGACTTTTTTCATTTTGCATTCTTGAGCAAATACATTGTGACTTCCTCGCCTGCTAGTTTAACTAGATCAGTGGGGTACTTATTGATACCACGTGCCCAATAACCTTTTGATCCAATAGCAGTTACTTTGAGCATTTTAGGATTGACTTTAGTAATAGTGCCAATAACCAAAGTGTTAGCAGACGGGTAAGCTACACAGTCGCCTTCGTTGAGTGTTTGATCTAATAAATCTTTGTGTTGGGGGATTTCTTTCGCCATTTAGTCCCAGTTACGTTTAGAATGTTTGCTGCGCCTTTTGTACAGATCTTTGCGAGCTTCTTTACGACCACGGAAAGGCAAATCGCGGTCAAAAAGAACACGATGTGCTCTTGTACGCTGCTCAGTTTTAGGGATCTGTATTTGCATATGGCTTATTTTACACTCAAATAAGCCATTTGTCAATGCTATTTGTTAAGTCGATTTATAGTGTTGCGTAGAATATCTACGTAATTTTCTAAATATCGATTCTTAGTTTCAAGACGGCTTATTCGTTGTTCCATTACACGTAGTTGCATTGCCGTTTGCTCGAGTATTTCTCGTGTATCCTTGAGTTCCTTAACTTGCCCTAGTAGAGTTGGCGGGGGAGGAAGATTCGGATCTCTTACTCGAGGTTTCTTGTGCTTATACAGCTTTTGGAACATTGGGTTCATAGTGTATTTATAGTATCTCGATGAGGCCCAACGCACTGGCACGAGACCTTCCCAATAACATTGATGTTGTTTTGAAAATTTCTACTACTTGGTCAACTGTTTGTGCATTAATGATAGACAATTCTGCCGTTAACTGAGCATACTTTAATTTACGTATCTCATTGTTGTATTCTTCTTTTTTAAATACATACAGCTTTTCTGCATTAACATGAGAAATTCCTTGCTGAGTTGCTATTATAGAGATAACTTGATCAGAATCTAACAATGGGTCAAACCATAGATTATTTACAAGCCCGTTTTTCTCCATAACCCAGTGACATGAATTGTTTATTAGATACAAAGCATAGCATTTGGCACGTTCAAGTTTTAGATGATCTACAAATTCGGGTGCCAAATTGGCTTGTTCGAATTTACTATCCGAGATTGAATAAACTAATCGATACTGTTTAACAGCATCTTTAAACTCAGCTGGCACCGGGGCAGGTCCTACATACGTTAAGTAATCCAGATCCGGGCAGCAAGTAGGAACATATTTGGCTCCCGGATTGGCTGCGCCCAGGTCCATAGTGTACCAAACAACATGTCCGGTTAATTGATGCGTTAGCATCCTAATTTGTACTATTGGTCCGTTAAATTTCATGTTGATATAATACTAGTTAATTTATCGTAGCCAAAGTCATCATAAATTGCAGACTTGTGCCAATTTCTCACAACCACTCGTTGACTTCCGACTTTATTTTTGTTCCTGTAGTACTCGTGCCCGGTGTAGTCAATGATATAATTTTTGTAAAATCTACGCATGTCCGATAGGTTTTTATACACAGGATTGGTACTCATGTATTCGAAGCTAAACGTCATGAACTCGGGATGCAGGAAAAATCTAAACAATCGATTAAACGTAGCAAGTTCCGATGTATCAACCTTTGACCACGCAAACGGATAGCACATTTCTCCCTGGTGCGTAAAGCATTGCCCTAACCACCAATACAACTGACTAACACTGGACAATTCAAATGGTGCAGAACGTGATATACCGCGCACCATATTACTAAACTTTCCACTAGGGTCACACTGATCAAAATAATTGTATATGATATTTTTGTCCATATCAAATATGTCAGTGGTACCGTTGTATTCGTAAACAGGAACATCTGTATTACAAATCACGTAGTCGCCGCCATCACCAGAAACAACCAAGTTGTTATGGTCTGCCATGATTGTATTATAGTCTGTGGCAATTAGCGGAACTGTTGGTAAAATGGTCTGATAGAAGAATTCAGGATATTCGTAAATGCTAGAACTATTCAGAGCTACTTTTAGCTGCCCGCTGTTTACAAATTGCTTGAATTTAGGATTGCGCATCAACGCAACCAAGACGGTTGTGCTATCAATGCCCCCACTGTACATGACTACAATAGTTCTATTGCCGCACGTTTGGTATACAGTCTCGGCCATTTTATCGCATAAGTGTACGAACCTGTCATACCAATCTGTGGTTAAGTTATTTAGGTTGTATACTGCATCAGGTACAATATTGGCAGTCGGTATCGGGTCGGGATCAATGTCGGGTAACAAATTAAACCGATCGACCGGAAACTGAAACGGCGAGTAGACTTTGGCGTAATAGTCCCGAAAACTACCGGGCCTAACGTCAAGTCTACTGTTCAATAACCAAACAACTTTTCTTTGGGTCATTCGGAGGTTATAGTGCTCGCAGCAGAGGCAGTCGGTGTAGTGGGAGCGGTTGTTACCATCTCGTACCCCAACTGATCAATCACAGGGTCTAGATATCGTTGATAACCACTATAAAAGTGTTCGAACAAATCATCAAATCCCTTTTCATCTCCCCAACTGTTTCTATAAACGGTTCGGTTAGACAAATCAAGAATAACTTTGGCCATTTGCAGGTCCTTAGTTTTTAGCTTTTTTGCTACAGTGATTTGTTCATCGTATGCTACATTACCTTCTTCAGACATCCAGCCTTTTTTGGCTGTTTTGACCGTAGAATTCTTGGGTTTTACGCTGTAATAAGCGATAAGATATACAGATTTTTGCATTAATTTCCTATTTGAGTTAATTCAGTGATAGTAGCAGACAGATTGATTTCTGCATCTGCGCAACTATTGTGGTTTACTAGACCTTTACGGATAATGAGAATAGCTTCATCTTGCTGTTCATCAGTTTTGCCCCATAGTGCAAGATTGTCGTACATCCATCGGAATACTTCTTCCATTTCTTCTGGACGTGCTTGACTGCATAGCAGTTCCCGGGCTTTTCGAATTTGGCCATTTTTAAACAACTCAACCATGGCTAGTTTGTAGTCGGCTGTACCACTGTCGCTTTCCTTGGGAGTAGTCAATGTACCAGTATTGCTGTTGGCTTGCAACAAGTTTAGGCACTTACGTAAATCAGGATACGTAGCTCTGACGTAGCTGTCTAGGGTGTCTAAATCAAATTGAATATCCTCAGTTACCAATACTGTAGCGACACGGGTCGTAAACTCAGTCTGATCAGTTTTGTTGATGTGCAATTCGCAGCACCGCGACTTTAGTGGAGGGATAATTTTGTGTGCCAAGTTGCATGTTAGAATAAACCTAGCTTGACTTTGGTATGTTTCCATTAGCCCACGCAAGATACCCTGTGCGTTATGTGACAAATAATCGGCCTCATCTAGCAGCACAATCTTGAGATCACCAAAGGGCATTGTGCTAACAAATCCTTCAATTTTACTCTTCAAAAAGTCTACACCGTTGTCGCGACTTGCGTTAACTTGCAAGAAGTCGTAGTCATCGATGCCCAATTGCTTGACTAAAATTTTAGCCAATGTAGTCTTGCCAGTGCCAGCTGGGCCGTACAGTAAAAGGTGGGGGACACTACCTTGCTTAATCCAGTCCTCGACCTGCTCCTTTGTGGCCACGTCGGTGAACACATAGCCGTCGACATTAGTAGGTCTATACTTTTCAGTCCAAAGTTCTTTCATTAATATCTGCTTCCTGGTTGTCCTGGCTCATTGCTCTGAGTGCAGGCTAGTTTATGATCTGTTGCTTTCGGACACCGCTTGTTTCCACAAAAGGGGCACACAATCATTCGCGATGATGTAACTGGCCACCCAGATTCTGTTAGCTGGTCCTTAAGGCAATTATAGCAATTGTTGCAATTTTTGTCTGATTTTGTTTTACCAAACGTAGTCTCGTAATTATTACCAAACTCTTCTTGTGTGATACTGTATGGGCGAGGGGTATCGCCCTTTCCACCGTGGCTCATTCTTCGTCCTCTGTAACTTCTTCCAAATCATCCATACCGGAACCGGAATAGTGATTATATGTAATATTACCTACTACCCAAGATCTGCACCAGAATCGCTGATTGTTGCTGTCTTTGTAGGGTAAGAGCGCTAGCATAGTTTCAACTTGTTTGCGCTCGGCGCCTTTGATAACTCGATGCTTTTTAAGGGCACCGATGCTTTTTAAGAAAGCCCTAGCTTCCTCTTTAGTTTTAGGTTCCATTTAGTCGCGTGTGTTATTGTTAACGACTACTGCATCGCTAATAGTGTCGTCGTCGGGCTTGTGATCGCTAGACAGCAAAATGTCATTGGTGTCAACTTTACGAATGGTATGAGTCCCATTCTCATCTTCAATTTCAATGCCGCGACTCCAGCGTCCGTGGGCAACACAGATCCATTCGCCTACTTTGACATCTTTTTGATCCGGCCCAACAGCAAACACTTTTGCCCAGCGTGATCGAATCCCCGAACTCTTGCCATCGTCGCCGAGTAGGACAATACCGCTGCTTAATTGGCGGCCACTAAAGTCCATTTCGGATACAATAACAGTATCGCCTAAAGGCTTTAAACTGTTTACTGCATATTTAAATTTGAATTTTGTGTGTTGATCGAATGGGTTTTTTAGTGACATGATTACTTCTTAGCGAACGAATTAGCAAGACTGCCTTTTAACTTAGCTGCTTCTGCAGGGCTTACTGGTTCTGCAGGTGCAACATAATCATCTTCAATTGTTGGGGATGAAATTTGTCGTGTAGAACGATTGTCCTCGACAAGACTAGGACTAGAGTCCGACACTGTTGGGGTGTTTAGTTTATAATATTCGTCCATGACTTGATTTCTAGTTCGGGCAATTTGCCCCCCGGGCCCAAGTTCGTCCCCACGTGCATTTACTTTCATATTGCCAATGGCAATAATTTCTTCATTGGCTAGTCTTAGGTTGTCCATGTCAATGGTTTTTCCTAAGGCTGTGCGGTATACTTTTTTCATGTGTATCTCCTTGAGTAATATTTATTTTAAGAACTCTTCGATGCTTAATTCATAGCGGATGCTGTTGATCTTATGTATACCTAATAGGTATAGAACGTAACTAGCAACACTACTACCTCGTCCAACTCCCCAAACGACATTATTCTGGCGTAAGGTATCAACTAGATATTTTAAATATTGCAGCATAGGAAACAATCCACGCTCTTGATATAACAACAGTTCTTGACCCACACGTTGAAGTTCTTCTTGAGTAGTGCATAACTCTAGAAGCCACTTGGCAATGTCAAGTTCCTTATAGGAGTCGGGCATGTGCCAATTTGATTGGTTTCGGTGATCAAATTCTTCTACAGTCTCTGTAGCAGCAACAGGCACATATGCCTTCAGAGCCGGCATTTTGTAGTGTAAAGACTTGATACTGCTGTTAAATTGTCCACAATCTTCAACTAAAAATCGACTTAGGTCAATATCAGGATTGCGATATAACAATTCGCAAAGATCCTGTGTTGTTACTACAGCTTGACCATAGTTGTCGTATCTCATTTGATGTCAATAATGCCGCTCATGTTTTTGCCTTTTTTCATCATTTCATCCATGATCTTTTGATTGCGGCGTTGAATCTCGGCATTATAGTTTTCCAACAACATTTGCAACTGACCGATAATACTAAACGGACCAATTCGGTAAGCTTGGGCTAGTCGTTGAACTAGTTCGCCATGCTTCTTATGCAAATCGTTATCAGATAATGTACTTAGGTCAGGTGCAAGTGGGTGCATAGTTATTTGGCCTTTTTAGCTTCAGCTCTAGCGTTTTTCTCTGCGGTAATCTCGTTTCGGCGTGCCTTAACAAGTTTGCCCAATTCAGCTAATGCTTTGCGGGAGCGAGTACCTGCTGCGCTATTTCCGGCTGTAAATTTTGCATCTTCTGTTAAGAATTCTGCAAATGTTGCTTGTAGTTGTTCGTTAGTTGTAGACATTATAAATCTCCTTGTTGTCTGTTTTCGCTTTGATATACGTCAAATTTACCACCTGGGTAACGTGACTCTAATTTGGTTACGTTTTCTGCAATAACCTCGTTGGGATCCAAGTTTAGTGCCCTGCATGCATTAGACCAGTACCATATAATATCGCCTAATTCACGCTTCATGTGAAAAATGTTTGCTTCGTCCAAAGGTTTCCCTTGGAACAAAATTTTCTTAACAATTTCTTGGAACTCGCCACCTTCGCTACCCAAGCCAAACGCACCAGTCATCAATAGACTAATGTTTACATTGGTAGTATCGCGTAGTGTTTGTATTCTACGATGCAAGTGGTCGTAGTTATTTGATTCTGCACTTGTGACAGCATTTACGAATTGCTCGTAAAGCTTTAAATCGATGTTGTTCATTATTGGACTCCTGTACGAGTAGTATATAGTACTACCCGTACAAAGTCAACAAATTATGCGACTTTAATAATCCAAAAGTTAGTGCCGCCATCAACGGTAACTAATTCGAACAAGTAATCTCCGGCTGCGGAGAATGTTGATGTTTTGGCAGAGGGATCAAACCCAGTGATTCCGCCAGTTAGCGTTACACTGCTAGGCCAACTTAGTACCAATGCTGATTGATTGACAGCAAAGTTTACGCGAATCCATAGTCGAAGGGTGCCAGCTGTTCCGGATGCCGGAAAGTCGTTTAGTGCAATAGTTGCAGTTGTGCCACTTAATGTGACCTTTTGAAACTCGCCCTCAAGAAAGCTAACAATAACGTTTGCTGTGCTTCCGTGATCTTTAAATGTAGTGGATGCTGCTCGAAGTTTGGGACGATACAATGTTGCATTGTTGAAGTCGTTGTTTAGCTCAGATCCAGTCAATGCACTCTTAAGAATTGCTTTATTTTGCAATTCTGTTAGTTCATCTGCTGCATAACGCAAGTTGTTTTTGATGTTGGTAAAGTTGTCTCTGAATCCTTGACTATCGTTGTCTTGACCAGCTACTGGATAATTACCGTCGATGTTTGTGTAGTTAATATTGCTCATTTAAATGAATACTCCGTCTTTTGGAAACTTTATGTATTTAGCCGTTGAATCAAGGTCTGCATAATGATCTCTGTAGCTAAAGAATCTAGTACCACGCTGATCAAACGTAGTTTCTCTGTGAGGTTTGATCAAACTATCGGTGCTGACTGAATCATACGTTAACTCTTTAGTAAATGTCCACCAGCGCGGGACAAACCCGTGTAGCGCATATGCTTCAAAATTCAGTCGGCGCTTTGCATAAGTCATACCGTGAAGGACGGTAATCACATCCCCGGGCTGGGTTAATCTTAGCAAAGTTAGTGTGACTGTTTGGTCGTCGCCAATGTTGATAGTGTATACAGCCGAACGCTCGTTTTCGGATCCGGATATAATACTGTCTATGTACCCTGGGATTTCTGCAGGGAATTGATCTTGCTGATAAAAGATTAGTGTTTGGCCGTCGGCCAATTCAGTTGCACCATCAATACTACCATTGGCTACGATCGTGTCTACTGTTTGATTGTTGATTTCGTCATAGGCCGCGACTACTGCATAGTCAACGAGTCCCATATCTCTGTACCTCTGAGCAATGCTTGGGACTGCATCTATTGTGGTCTCTATTCCTGGGATAAATTTGCCCAGATCCAAATCAAAGTTAGTCGATAGATAGTTATCTAGTTGATATCGGTCAGTCTTGAATGGGATACTGTTAAATGTAAAATTGGCATTTTTTAACCTATAAGCAATTAGCTTACTGGCCCCGGGCACTGTATATGCTAGCACCACTGCCCTAGTATATCCCAGAGGAGTCTCGTATCGTCCCGGTACCGAACTAGGCTGTGGACAGGTCATCCATGCAGGCAGTGTGTTGGGATTTACAACACCCATGACTTCTTCGATACGTTTACTCATGTTGCCTAACGCATTAGGCGTAAACTCTAGCACGGGCTGATCGTTGACTATATATTTGTTCTTATTTTTAGCAAGACTTATTGATTGCGCTGGCGGTGCCGGTCTTCCAGTAACAGGATCGCGGCCCTCTTGCTCGTCAATTACATCTAAATAGACTACCTCGTATTGAACGTTGTAGTGATCGTCTAACGCAACTGCCGTCTTGACATCGCCAAACAGTACTGTTTTGGTATAATGGTTCTTACTCATGGCCTCAATATATGTAGCAACATCGGCCGTGTCGATACCTGCCAAAAACAGGAATCGTAAGTCAACTGCTTTGCCGTAGTACGGATCATCTAGACGGTATATCAGCGGATCGGGAAACAAGTCTTGCCTGTCCATGATGCTCTTAAACAAGATACGCTGGTCCCTGTTGGGGAATCCTTTGAGATATAGATTCTCAAAGGGCTTTTGATTTACACGATCAACTGTTAATGTAAATGTGCGTTCGCTATATGCACTACGATTAGGAGTTTGTGCTACTACTGTAAATTTATGAACACGATCAAAGGTAGTTTTATTGTCATCTATAGTAGTATCTGCATTGTCAAAATGGAAGTACTCAAAAGTAACTCGCCCACTCAGCATACCGCTCTTTTGTAGTACAACACCTTGGGGTGTGCGCCCGCCGTCACTTTTTAAGTAGTATTCGACATCACGACCGGCACTGTGTATGGCATTGACTCGCAAAATACATATTGCACCATTGTCAATGCTGCCTAAGTTTGAGTCAGTAGCCCAAGTAATGTTCTCGTCAACTTGACCTAGTACAGAAACAACAAAGTTACTTCTGTAACCTTGCAAGTTTCGGTCGTAGGCTTTCCTTGCATAAATCTGAAACTGATAGTCTTCCTTGTGATCGACTTGCTTACCTAACTTTCCAGTATACCAGCCGGTGTGATTATCTAGGCCTAGGTATTTGGGCATAGGATAATCACTGCTGTCAAACTCGTCCATGTCAAAGCCAATTTCACCATCCTGGTCATAGCCCCTCTCATCTGGACTAGTAATCTCAAAGTAAATTTCTTCGCCGTCAAGATCAAGTGCATCAAACTTGTAAGCAAAGTACGTGTCCTGTCTCGATGTTTCGGGCTTAATTTGTGACAGCACTTGCGGCATTGTTGTAACAAATGGCAAGTTGATGTTGTCATGGTCTACAGATACTTCTGTTTCATCCATGGTGCGCAAAACCCTATCACCAGTTAGTAACGCCCTAGCAATTAGTTTGAGAGAATAAGTTTGTCGACTGTAGTTAATACCGTCACTTAGTTCAACAGTAAACTCGTAATTTGTATCAGAGTGTTGACTAATAAAGTCAAACATAAATTTGTCCCAGCCAAGTTTGTCCCAACCCATTTTTTCAAATGCTGCTGTTTCTACTTTATTCTGGTAAAACACCCCTTCCAATAACCCATTGGGGCTTAGTGTAATTCCCGGAGGTAATCTACCTCTAATAAACTTCCAATGTAGATTGTTGGTATTTCCTTCGTCCAGCGCCACAAGTTGATGACGGAAATACAGCCCGTCATACTGCACTCCTAGGTCTGTAGTAGCCGAAAGTATTGTTGGAGGTTGTACGCCCGATACTGTTATCTTAAATGTTCTATCGGCTATTTTGCCTAGACTATTCCTAGCCCTAACAGTGAAGGTACCCAGGAGATTGGATTCTGTGCCAGTGATGGTAGGGACTCCTACTAACGTGCCATTTTCAGTTAGGTGTATTCCTGTAGGCAGTTCACCAGAAATTACACTGTAAGTGACAGGATACCCAGTACTAATGGCTTCTATAGATTTTTCAAAATAAGATCCACTGGCTAATACACCTAAGTCCTTGGGAGTTTTCCAAATTGGTACGTTCATTATAGGCCTTTTAGTATATTGATTTCTGTAGTTAGTGCAGCAACTTGACTTTTAAGCAAGTTAACTGATTCAATTAGCGAACTCTTGCCCCCATCAATTGCATAAGAAGTTGCAGATGTAACTTTATCTGCATTAGTAATTACTTCGCCTAGTACTACCTTATTAAAACTACTAGGCTGATAGTCTACGCTAACTGTAATGTTAATTACTGTTCTATCTGTAGGACTTCTTTCTGCATAAACGTAGTTTGTAGAATTAGGTGCCACTGGCAAACTTAGTTCAGGAACAGAAGAATAATACCCGCCAATGAATAGAGGATATGTTTTTAGGTACACAAATAACCCAACTGTAGGCTCTGCAGACAAATGTATCACATATCGAGTTGCGGTGTTATTGAACCATTCGTCCTCAGTAATAGGCGCACCTACCCCTCTTATATCTTTTGATGAAACGATTGCGATTGATGTTTGTGTGCCACTGCCGGCGGCACAAAAATAACCAAATCCTGTACTATAGCCAAAACTAGTACCATAATAACCGCTTACGCCGCCATATGCACCAGATGGATTGTTAAACTCAGTGCCCCCTCTAACAGTACAAGTATTTGTATTAACATCAAACACAGTCTGATACCATGCTGTTCCCCCAACATGGGAAACACCAAACTGCCCTAAAAATCTACCGTTTTCTGTTAGACATACAGTGCCATTGCTAGCAAACCAGTTGTTTGTTGTGTCGCCTCGATTGGCCTTGCCAGTATCAATTTGATCTTGTAAAAACGGCCCGTGTATTGTATTCCAGCCACTGTTACTGTATTCAGCAATGTACGACTGCCCGGTGCTACTGCTAGTAAAGGCCCAAAACTTTCGATCACTGTCGTTGGCATTATAAACAATTGGCCCAGCTATTGATACCCCGGATACCCCGCCTACAGTAGTTGGTATCGCTGGTAAAGTAAAGCCAGTTCCAGTTTTAATACGCACGCCGTTGACTACTGTAATAGATTGGACTTCGGTACCGGGAACAATCTGATAATAATACGGGGTACCATTTCTCACCGTAGTCGAGTAACTAGTGTTTGATCCAGTTTCAAACGCATATGAAGTGGGATCTAACTTTAATGTATCGTTTGCAGAAACAATAGAACTAAAGACCGATGATGAAAAATTAGCAGCTACGGCCTTACTTCCAAATTTGTTACTTACTCCGGTGAATAGTATATTGTTGTCAATAATTTGACCGAAGCTAGCATATGTTAACTTACTCCATGGACTTGCATCGGGAATATTTACAGATGTTGAGTAGATTGGCGACATGTTTCCGCCAATTGTTTTGTACTCTTGATTGTAAAATGCGTATACCGAAAAACCAGTGGTTGTCCAAGTACCAACTGAGGATAATGTAATCCTTTTGGCATATTCGTCTGTAGTAACACTAATACCTTGTCCGCCATTTCCGTAACTGGTACCCATGCCTCCATCGGTAGTATCCCAGGTTGAGTCTGGGAGTTTGTGATATCGATATCCAGATGATTTAACTGGTATTAAGTTTGTCGGTGTCCCGGCACCCGAATGTAACCAACTTTGTGGTATATTCCAAGATATAGTGCTTCCGAAACTCTGTCCCACAACCCCGCCGTCGGCCCTAGTATAAACATAGTATCCTACCAACTTCATTAAGAAATTATTAGTGAATCGATTCCAAGTAAACGCAAAAGCAGTTCCAAAAGGATTATAACCAAATGGCAATGATGAATCGCCTACAGTTCTTCCCTGTCCACTGAGATCAGTGTTAGTGACTTCTGTACTAGTAAATAATTGCTGTGTGCGCAATAGGGTTAAACTGCTATTATATACATCGAGAGTAACACTTGTTCCCGACATAGTTGTCTTTAAAATACGATCGCCATCTGGGTTTACTAGTAAGAAAAAGTTAGTAGTACCAGCAGCTATACTAGATACATCGGCCGCTAACGTCCAAGTTATGCTCTTGCTACTACCGTTAGTTTTAGCCAACACCTTGCGGCTAGTATTGGCCACATTGTTGCGCAATTCAATATATGCAAATTGCGTGCCCACGTTCATTAAAAGCTTAACGTACTCGTTTGGTGCTGCAAAAGATACAGCTAGTGGCTCTGGATCGTAGATGAATTCTTGATTAGCAGCAAATCTATAGGCCCTAAATGGGCGAATGTTCCCAGTAGGAGTATTACCATGAAAGTACACTACTTCAAAATTTTGATCATCTGTAAGGAAGAAAGAATACGATCCCGATGCCCCGAGACTAAACTTAAAATCTGAATAAAGTGGCACAAGATTTTCGCCAAGGACACCTGCAAGAGGGGAAGAATTTGAATAATCGTTATCGTCGATATATTTTTTATTTGCTGCTGCCCTTGCTGCGGTCCAATACAAGTTGGTAGAGCCCTCTACTAAATTATCGGAGTTGTGGTTAGACAAGCTACTAACAGTGCCGTTCACTGATCCGTTTAGTGCCCCATTGAATGTTGTTGCATATACATCGCCAGCAATACCTGCCCCGCCTGAAACTTGCAAGGCTCCGCTAGTTTTATTTGTGGCTACCGTTGTATCTGTTATAATTGCTCTATTGCGAGTCTCAAAAACATCAACGTTGATATAGCTGTCTTGGACTATAGTATTACCAGTTACTATAATATCTTTTAGAAACCGAACATTCTCGGCAAACGTATGCTCGTTAGAAATAACGTCAGGTAATCCAATACTGATACTAGTGTCATCTATCGCAATATCAATGTCCGATCCAATAACAGATCTGTAAATCAGTGCCGATGCATTGGCATTTGTTGTTACGATTCCATTAATTGCGTATCCGTCTGGCGTGTCCGACAGTCCCGAAAATGCAACACCTTGTCCTAGATTGTCAAGGATAGCACCAAATCCTTGGTTGATCTTTTCAAAGGCTGTGCGCAAATTGTCTCCCGTACCATCGTTGGGACTTACACCTATGTTAATTTGCTGAATACGAGATAGATCATTTAGTTGTTTTGCCATTTCCGAAACCCTGTTTGTATTATTTATGTGATTTAACATAGTAGGGCCCGAGTAAATCGTTATGTGCAGCTATAATAGGCGAAAGGGCCTAAGCCCTTTCCTTAAGGATTTTTTATCTTTGGGGGCATTTCGCCATTAACGAAATCGGTCTGCGTGTTGCGCAATTACTCCTTTTGCTAACACTTGAGAATATCCCGGGAATTTACTAAGAATACCAGATAGCATTACGTTACGCCCATAATCGTATGCTTCTTGGTCTGAAGCCCAGTTTTTAGATTTTCGATTCCTAATCTGATCTTTTACAGCCTGCGAATACCATGTGTAATAGTTAAGCATCTCTTCTCGGCTCCATAGCTGATTAACGGTGTTTAACATCATAGCAAGTTCTTCAGTATGTTGTTTTAACGTATTTTCAAACTCAGTGACATTTCTTCCGCTTTTTTCTGATTTAGCTATATCTAATAGGCTTACAGTGTACCCTTTTAAATGTTGCTCAATTTTAGAAACAACATCGCTTGAGTAGTAGGGCTTGAGTACACGATCTGCAATTTCTGTTATAGTTTGGTGTAGTTTGTTTTCAACAATACCAGTATCTTCCCCCGATCCCATAATACTAACTACTGCACTCCTTACATCGGCAACGTATGTTTCAAGTAAAGATCTAACTAAATTTCGATAATTAGATGCTGCTAGTGTATCGTAATTTATAATAGCGTTTGATACGATACTAGTTGACATTTTTGGGTGAATATTCCCGCGAGTAAGAGCATGCTCAACTATACTAGGGTGATTAAAGTGCTCTTCTGTGATTGTGTGTGTAATTACTTTGTACATTTTATTTCCTTTTAAATAATGTTCCATCGTGTGCCATCGAACACTACGATTATTGCAGCTTCACTTCCGATAGTTTTAAAGTTGGAACTATCCAAAGTTTCACCATTGGTAGCATCAATCTTGATATTACCCGATGATTGGTTTTTAATCACATATACTTTTCCTAGGATTCCCAGTGGTAATGTAATCTTTATATTATTGTTTGTTGCGCCAATGTAATAATCCTTGTCGGCTACTAGATAATCAATGGCCGTAAGTTTGACGTTTATCAATCCTCCGCTGCTAGTTGCCGATAATACTCCAGTGGGAGTGATACTAAGACCACTTCCAATTTGCACAACCCCACAGCTTGTGGTAGTAGCAATATCAGCATCGACTACGAGAGTAACTACTCCTGCGGGTTCTAATACACTAGGCGGCGGGGTTTGTTTTAACGCCCTGCCGGCTATTATAGTACTTGGTGCTCTATTGTAAGCCATAGTATATTATATTAATTTCCACTCTACACCGCTGTAGACTAATGTAAGTGCGCCATACGGTGCATTGATAACTGCTGTAGCAGCACCATCAATTGTACCAGCAGCCGGTGTAATGGTAATAGGCGTTAATAGACCTGCTAAGCCTAACCCATCTTTAAGATAGAATACTTGCCCAGTGACTCCGGCCGGTAGTGTTACTGCTACTGCGACTGGGCCCGGTACTTCGTAGCTTACAACTTCATCTGTTGCTAGCACTGTGTCCGGGGTCGTAGTAGCTATCCTAACCGTTAAAATATCAGGGCCCGCAGCACTAATTGTGATTGTATTTGCACCGGTTCCTGTAGTTGGTGCAACTGTAATGCCTGTACCGGCAAGAATTGATGTTGCATTATTTGTATATGACATTTTATTTCCTTTATGTTTATAATGGTACTCTTACACTATATTCCATTCAGTACCATTGAATATGAGTGTTACGCTTCCGTAGTCGGCGGTAATCGTTGCAGATGCAGCACCATCGATTGTAGTAGATGCTGTGATAGTAATCGGATTCGTTGCAGCATCACCGTCAATATCTTTAATAATAAAAACAGTTCCAGTTGGGCTTACTGGTAAAACGATAGATGCTGCGGCAGCAACATCAACTGCTAGATAATAATCGGTTAACAATGCATTATATGGGGTGGTTGTTACGTCGGTTACTGAAACTAGTCCCACAGTACCAGCTGGTCCTGTCGGCCCTGTTGCGCCAGTAAGTCCAATTGGGCCAGTAGGGCCAGTGGGACCGGCCGGCCCTTGACCACCAGGCACATTTAGCGTACCTGTTAGGAAAAAATCATTGCCGTAGCCCCCAAATTGCGCCGGAGCGGCAATTGGGATGCGTCTAACCGGAGCTTTAAGAGTCGGCTTCCTTGGACTAAACAATCCCAGGTTATTAAACATTGCCGTCCTTATTTTGCAACCAACTTGGTAGCATGTTCTTTAATGCAGATGTTGGCGCCGGTGTTGGTGCCATTGCAAACAAAGGCTTTGGTATGACCGGCGCCTGTTCTATAGTTGGCAGAGCTGGCTCCGGGGAAGCTTCTGAAATGTTTGCTGATACAACTGGCTCGGGAGCAGTGGTAGTAGTCGGGGCTTCTGTTTGCGCTAGTAACGGAGAAGAAAGCGTAGTGGACCATGGATTTGTTTCTGTAGTATCAGGCTGGGCTGTTTCGGCCGCTTTAGAGCTGATAAAACTATAGAGGGTGGAGGCCCGTGCTAGTATCTCTGCTTCCGAAGGATACGGCGCAAATGCCGGGTATGGTAATTTAATACCTTTTGTCTTCCATGCAATATCACATTCAGCGATCCATTTGTTATGATCTTCGGCGCGCCGATTGATATACTCTTCGTTTAGCAATTCTCGTGCCATTTTTAGTGCTTCGAATCTGTGTTTAGTATCTTCGATATTCATATATACTCCTTAAAACTTTTGAACTGCTATCATAAGAGTAATTAATGTGCTGCATATACCCGCTAACACTGTTGATGTTGCTCCTATAATATAGAGTCTGTTTGTTTTTATTTGAGCTTGCACATTTTCTATACCTAGCTCAGCTTTGCTTAATCGTGCCTCGATAGCTTTATAACGCTCCAGAGACATAACCACGTGTGTTTCCAAACTAGAATACTCTATGTCTGGATTGCCAATTTTAGAAGAAGTAGTAATTAATGCCATATCGATTACACCATAAACATATCTGGAAATTGGGCAATAATACCACGACTGAACGTATCTGCAATGCTACTATAGCCGGCCCTAATATGATTAGGCAATCCAGTGACTACAATTTTATTAATGTGATCGATTGCAATTTCGTCAGCTACAATATCACCATTGGTCCTTGCAGTCAATTGCTGCTGCCAAGCTAGAACTAAGTTTTTGAACATGTCACATATTAACGCATCGGGCCAGTATACTGGATTAAGCTCTGACATAATTTTTCCAATGTCATACACAAGTGGTTCCCATAATTCAACTATGTTGTCTGTAGGTTTTCCTTCCTTTAATGCATTAACATAATGCATGCCAACGTCGTTAATTGAGATAAGAGCAGATGCAAACGTGTTGCCAGCTGTTAGTCCATAATAAGGGACTAAAAAATCGCCCAATATCATTGCATTCTTATTAACTCTCCCTTTAACTTGGTCAGTGCCAGGCAAATCTCCGTTCAAACTAATAGAATAGTTTAGCAACGAAAATGCCCATTTTGACCAGGCAGTTCTCGAGTCCATCCTAAATAACATAGTTTGTTCGTTTATTAGCCAGGACGGTAGACTACCTTGACTAGAGGGTTGAATTAATTCAGCTTGCATATGAGCAGGCAAAGATGCGGGATGATCATAGTGTTCTTCCCGTATATCGTGTGTGATCTTTTTATACATTTTATATTACAATCGGGCTAGCAATTTGAGTAATATCTGAGGCAGTACCGGTGTTGATTAGGTTATTATAACCAAATGCACTTCCGATGTAATTGCCGTAACCGTAACCAAATGTTGGATAACCATATGGGTATCCGTATCCGCCGTAGCCGTAGCCCGGAAATCTGTAAACTGGGTATAGATAGTGTGAGTACATATTTTTCCTTTTTTAAAAGCGGGCCAATCTTGTGAATTAGCCCGCTGTTTAGGTTAGCGATATAGTGGGTATGGATATCCATAACCGCCATAGCATCCGTATCCTGGGTAGCCATAGCCGCATCCCCATCCCGGGTAACCAAATACACTGCCGTATGGATAGCCAAGTCCAGCAGCAAGGTAGCCTCTAGGATAGCCCCAGCCACCTAATCCAAAAGAAGATACAATCATGTTGTTCTCCTTAAAATTAAGTGCCGATGGATGTTGGTGTACCAGTTTGTGCAACGTTTGCCGCAGTTCCGGTGTTAATAATACCGTTACTAGCTAAAGCGCTACCGAGTGCATTTACAGCACTAACTTGGTTTGCACTTTGGTAAGCAGAAACTGCGCCACCATATGCAAGACCTAGTCCACCAAACTGAGTACCAAGACTCGACAATGCGGTGTTAGTGTTAATCAATGCGGTATTCAAGTTTTGAGTATTGATACCATTGATTACTCCGCGTGTCAATTCGCCTTGTTCCATTACTGTTCTCATAGTGGCCGCGGCAGTTTGACCGATCGCAGCATCTGTACGAGCTGCGGCCAGCATAGTCTGTAACGTACCAGCCGATGTTGCTGATTTTAAATCAGCAAGAGCAGTAGTTTTTTGCAATGCTACCTGCATTGCTCGATTGTTGATGTCGTTAGTTTGAGCGACTTGTAGTTTATAATTTTCGAATACAGAGTCCGAAACTTTTTCACGAACGCCAGCTACCTGGTTAGTTAGATAAAAGAACGGATCTGTAGCCAATGATGTAATATCAGCCATTTTATTTTCCTTTGTGTTTTAAACTAGGGCAGATTCCTGCCCTAGTTGACTATTAGCGAATTGTTGTTGGAGTTGCAGTCTGTGTAGCACCAGTTAGAGTACCGGTATTGATGATACCGTTGCTAGCTAGAGCACTACCCAATGCATTTACAGCGCTAACGCTATTGGCGCTTTGATAAGCAGCAACAGCACCACCGTAAGCAAGACCCAATCCACCGAATTGAACGCCTAAACCAGACAATGCTGTGTTAGTGTTAATCAAAGCAGTATTCAAGTTTTGAGTATTGATACCGTTGACTAAGTTACGAGTCAATTCGCCTTGTTCCATAATGGCACGCATTGTTGCGGCAGCGGTTTGTCCGATTGCAGCATCTGTACGACCAGCTGCCAACATGGTTTGCAAAGTGCCTTCTGCAACGGCTTGCTTTAGATCTGCCAATGCAGTTGCATCATGCAATGCCACTTGCATAGCGCGGTTGTTGATGTCGTTAGTTTGAGCGACTTGTAGTTTGTAGTTTTCAAAAATAGAATCCGATACTTTTTCGCGAACACCAGCTACCTGGTTAGTTAGGTTAAAGAACGGATCAGTTGTTAACATATCAGCCATTTTATTTTCCTTTAAAGTTAAAATTTACTAAGGTTTTTGCTATAATTAAAATATTATGACTCTTAGTCGCATAGATTAAACCCTAGTGATATTTGACTGCACACAGGACCCTTTCCTATATGAAGTCGGGACATCGAACAACATGTTCGATATTTGAATCTCGTTTTGTTGACCGAGTTAATAATACTTAAAATGAAAAAGCCCAGCAAAAGCCAGGCTTGGGTATTAGTATGTGCTTCAGTACTATGGCACTGCAAACATTTGTTGGAATATCACATACTGGTCGTAGGTTAGCAGCATTTCAAAAGGAAATGGCGGTTGATTGGGGCAGTATCGTGTTATCAAAATTCTATAATTTATCTTACCAAGATCACTGCTAATAGTAATGTCAACGGTATACTCAGACAACCGATTACTTGGCGCACCAAGTCCGAGCTCGGGCATATCACGCTCTTAAATTATTGCTATACGCAAGAACTAATTGTGTTCTATTTTTAACACCGTAGCATCTAAGAATTGCACTTGTGTGAATTTTAACTGTGCTTTCAGATATCTTTAAGATGTTACCAATAGCTTTGTTACTGAGACCTCGGTGGCAAATTAATTTTAAGACTTGCGTTTGTCTTGGGGTTAATTTTTCCGAAATATTGTGTATTGTTTCAAGTTGCATGTTGTACCTCCATATACTAATTGCTATATGTACTTAGGTACAATATTCGAAGAAAAACTTGTACTTGGGGCTAGCCTGTACTCCAGTATTATACCGATTTTTTCAGGGCCGCTAATTGCGTTCGATTCTTTAAACTATACTTCTTTAAAATGTGCCCTACATGAAATTTGACAGCACTTTCACTAATATTTAGATACTTCGCGATTTGTTTGTTACTTACACCACGGTTTCGTATAAGATCAAATATAACTTGCTGGCGCTCGGTTAATGTAATAACATCTGAGTTATTACAATTCCTATTCGATATCAAATACTCAGGCCAGGACGCACCGTATTTTTTTCGATCATTGAATACATCTAGGAGTGCATCCTTTCCATATACAGCTTGCATGGGCCCAATACCAACAACGTTAGTATTCTGCAGAATTTCAGCCTGTTTACGTGTCATTAATTGTGTACCAACCCTGACACTTATATCAATAGTATCTGAAACTGTACCAAATCGTTGATTAGTTAGTTTAATAAAGTTAGTATAACATTTAATATATTCCATTGGGTCTATTAAACCATTCTCAAATACATCCGGTATAGACAAAGAAATGTTACAAGGAAGCTGCTCTGGGGTCGATATTGACATAAAATAGCTTACAAAATCGCCAAAAGTTTTGCAATGTACTATTTGTCTGTCAACAACTTCAATCTTACGAGTTGACTCGCCGATCCATATCATCGACTTCTTAGTCATTTTTAGCAATCTCCCGATTGTAGTCGATTATACCTATTAGTACTTTGTTGCCGGGAGGAAACATAGTGAAGAACTTATTTCTTAACATTTGTTGCACTTCTGGATCATTTTTAAACTGTTCTACAAATCTGGACCAGTACTCTTGCACTTCTGTACTAGTACTTGCTGGTAAGAAAACTCCGTAGCCGTTCAATCGGTCCATTTTGCCCAGGGTCTGCTCTATGCTTTGAGTTCCTGTCGGTGCAGGATCGATTGCTTGATATTTTCCTAGTACTTTTAATTTGTTAGAAAGTACTAGACTCTCCACTATGCTTGCAGGCCATATACCAATATCAACGTGACCCCCGGCTACTGCTAGCGGCCCGCCCTTGTTGTATCGTGTAAAGATTAGATCGCCAAGTGATGTATTATGTTTGCGAGCAATCCAGTTGATGTCTCGATCAATGCTCTTAGATGAATTGGCCCAACTTAACTTTTTCGGATCAGCTCTCATGTGAGCATATAAGTCAGATAAGTTATTGACCTCAGAGTTCACCGAAGTTACAATGTACATCGATGTCTGACATATTGCAGATACTGGATAAAAGTTTTTAGAATAATCCCGTAGCGATAAATCCCCGGCAATTGTTAGCATTAAATTATACCCGTCGGGTTTGACAGTTTCTGCATATGCTATGCCAATTTGCCCGTCTGCGCCAGGTCTATGCACCGGAACCATTTCAATATTGTGTTTTGCAGCATAGTATTCGAATATTCGATACACAGTGTCGGGCCCGCCCCCAGGTGCATAAGGCACCACTACTCGTACAGTTGATTGCCTAGGATTAAATCCAGCATACACCAATGTAGATGCAAACATTAGTAATGCTATAAAAATTTTTCGAAGCATATTACCCCCTTGTTAAAAATTAAATTTTAACAAAAGTTTTTAAAAAATCAACCCGCACTGTTGTGAAAAAGCACTCCTAAGAGTGCTTTTCTTGCGTTAGATTAAACTAGCGTTAAGCCATTGCAGTCCAAACAGTACCGTTGTAATACACAGTCATTGCCAATACACCAATTGGTGAAATGAGCGTTTGTACAATTGTTACTGTGCTAGCGGCAGCACTGTAAGTTCCGCTACCCTGGCTCCAGGTTCTAACATTAACTCCGTTGCCATTGACAGTAAAGTTGTTAGTGCTCCATTTGTTTTCAATGTCGTATACTTTGACCCAATCGCCGGCTGCCGGGGTTGCTGGCAATGTCATAGTATATGCGCCCGATGTAGAATCTAGTACATACACAGTCCCAGACACTGCGGTAAAGCTAGCAGATCTAGCAACGTATGTCATAGTCGAATCGGCTCCGGCTGGGCCAGTAGCACCAGTTGCACCAACATCGCCTTGTGGTCCAGTGGCGCCCTGTGGTCCAGTTGCACCAGTTGCACCAACATCGCCCTGTAAACCAGTTGCACCAACATCTCCTTGTGGACCTGTTGCGCCAATTGGTCCTGTTGCGCCAGTTGGGCCCTCAACTCCAGTTGCACCCGTGGCACCTACATCGCCCTGTGGTCCTGTTGCACCAATTGGACCAGTTGCACCCACATCACCTTGTAACCCGGTAGCACCAGTTGCACCAACATCACCCTGCGGTCCAGTGGCGCCCTGCGGTCCAGTTGCACCAACATCACCCTGTAAACCAGTAGCACCAGTAGCACCAACGTCACCTTGTAACCCGGTAGCACCTATTGGACCAGTAGCACCAACATCACCCTGTGGTCCAGTTGCACCGGTAGCACCAACATCACCTTGTGGACCAGTTGCACCAGTAGCACCAGTAACTCCAACATCACCTTGTGGACCTGTTGCACCAGTGGCGCCAACATCTCCTTGTGGACCAGTAGCACCAGTAGCACCAACATCGCCCTGTAAACCAGTTGCACCAGTGGCGCCAACATCACCTTGAACGCCAGTGGCACCTATTGGACCGGTAGCACCAACATCGCCCTGTGGACCTGTTGCACCTGTTGCACCAACATCTCCTTGTGGCCCCATCATTCCTTCTGGGCCAGTTGCACCTACATCGCCTTGCAAGCCTGTGTCGCCTTGTGGACCAGTTGCACCAGTTGCACCTACATCGCCCTGTGGACCAGTTGCACCTGGGTCTCCTTTGATTTGACCAACATCATTGAAACTGCTTCCGTTCCATACCCACAAATGACCAGTATCAGCAGCAATTAATCCAGTACCAACAGCAAATCCAGTACCATCAGGCAAACTAGCTGAGTTTGGAACATCTCCAGCAATAGTTACGCTAGTTCCATTGGATCCGTCCGCACCAGCAGGACCAGTTGCACCAACTTCACCAGTAGCACCAGTTGCACCAACATCGCCTTGTGGACCAGTTGCACCAACATCGCCCTGTAAACCGCTGGCTCCTTGTGGACCAGTAGCACCAGTAGCACCAACATCGCCTTGTGGACCAGTTGCACCAGTATCCCCTGTATTCCCTTGTGGACCAGTTGCACCAGTAGCACCAGTTGCACCAACATCGCCTTGTGGTCCAGTTGCACCAACATCGCCTTGTGGTCCAGTAGCGCCTTGTGGCCCTGTTGCACCAGTTGCGCCAACATCACCAATAACACCCTGCGGTCCTGTAGCACCAGTAGCACCAACTTCGCCTTGTGGTCCAGTTGCACCAGTGGCACCTACATCGCCAGTTGCACCAGTGGCACCTACATCGCCCTGTGGTCCAGTAGCACCAGTTGCACCAGTGGCACCTACATCGCCCTGCGGTCCAGTTGCACCTGTGTCGCCTTGTAATCCAGCTGCTCCTTGTGGGCCAGTTGCACCAGTTGCGCCAACATCGCCTTGTGGTCCTGTTGCACCTGTGTCGCCTGTATTTCCTTGTGGACCAGTTGCACCCGTTGCACCAACATTTCCTTGTGGTCCGGTAGCACCGATATCTCCCTGTAAACCAGTTGCTCCGGTATCGCCCTGTGGCCCTGTGGCACCAATTGGACCTGTAGCACCAGTTGCTCCGGTATCGCCCTGTAATCCAGTAGCACCGGTGTCACCTTGTGGCCCTGTGGCACCAACATCGCCCTGTGGTCCAGTTGCACCAGTGGCACCAACATCACCTTGTGGACCAGTTGCACCAGTGTTGCCTTGTGGACCAGTTGGGCCAACTATTTGACCAACGCTAGACCAACTAGAGCCTCCCCAAACATACAAGTCTCCATCTGCATCGACAATATATGCATCATTGACGTTACCAGAAACTGGTAAATTCGGAACCGTTGCAACTGAACCTAGTACATTAATAGAAGTACCTTGTGGGCCAGTAGCACCAACATCTCCTTGTGGGCCAGTAGCACCAACATCTCCTTGTGGGCCAGTAGCACCAACATCGCCCTGTGGACCTGTTGCACCAGTGGCACCAACATCTCCTTGGACACCAGTTGCACCAGTAGCTCCCGTTAAGCCAGTTGCACCAACATCGCCTTGTGGACCAGTTGCACCAACATCTCCTTGTGGACCGGTTGCTCCAGTAGCACCTGTTAAGCCGGTAGCACCTACATCGCCTTGTGGACCAGTAGATCCTTGTGGACCAGTAGCGCCGGTTGCGCCTACTTCACCTTGTGGACCAGTGGCACCAGTAGAGCCAGTTGCACCAACATCGCCTTGTGGCCCTGTGGCGCCTTGTGGCCCTGTGGCGCCTTGTGGTCCAGTTGCACCAGTTGCGCCAACATTTCCTTGTGGTCCGGTAGCACCGGGCGTTCCCTCGGTCTGAGCGTAACCCAAATCGTTCCACGCGGAAGATCCATCACCGTATTTGATTTTTCCGGTATTAGTTTCGTAGCCCGGTTCACCGATTGCTAATACTGGATTTGCTGACGCCCA